GTCGTAGGTTCCTCCGCTAGTCACCATAGATTCAGCTTGCTGATGCCCACCGCCAATAGCCCTCATGCGACTTGTGCCGGGAGAAGGGGCTATGGATTGCCCATCGCTGGCATTGCCACGGACTATGAGCGTATGAGCCTGTATGTCAGAGAGTTCCAGTTTCTTACATCTGGACTTTTCAAAGATGAGATGCCCGATCTCAAGCCTCGTGTTAGTGCCACCACCAATGGTATTACCGCTAATCTGTACGACGTTCTGTTCGCCAGATGGTAAAGCCGAACCCGTAAAAACGGTCCCAACCGACACGTTCTCGATAACAATCTCTCGCACTGGGGTACTGCCGAGGTCAATTCGCAAGGTGTTTTGGCCTTCGACGTATTCAGTAGGGATATCTAGGGGAGCATTTTGCCCTACAACAGAAGCTGCGTATACTCCGGGATCACGGTTTGAGAATGACTTCTCTGCCAATACGGTAGCGTTCACGACGGCTCCACCTCCAACGGCTGAACCAGCGAAGAGGAATGTGGCAGCCATCTGAGGACTCAACCCCATGCCTCTGAGCAGGCTGTAGGGACTCTTGATAATCGAGAAGGTGGTTTTCCACTTGGCTGACTCGCTCTGGAGATACGCCACCTTAGCAAGCAGCCAGTTCCTTGCCCTCGCCAGCCGCCTGTACGTCGTGATCGGGCTGCGGAGTATAGCCATAGGCGTGGCTATCAGGCCACGCAGGAAACCCCTGATGCACCGATAGATGAACCGGATAGTTCCCCGAACACCTCTGTATACCATGCGGAATGGAAAGGTTAAGGCCCTCCAGATAATCCTGCCCCCTCTTTTCATAGCCTTACTCCTGCTCCAGTACCTTGAGGCTGACTCCGGCTAAAAAACCGAATACGGAACCCACCACGGCTGTCACGATCTCAGTGGCCCCCATCTCCATACCTATCCACATGCCCACTATTCCGAATATAGTCCCACAAAGAATCGCCAGAAATATCTGTGGCCTGATCGTCCCGCTTCTCATAGTGTCTCCTTACACGGGAGCTACCGGGGTCCCGTAATCCTCTTCCTTGTCTTTGTCTCTCCTTGCAAGTATAACCATGTATGCAAGCCGCCTGATTATTGACCTCATCATAGCGCATCTACTTCCGCTTTAAGTTCTTTAATCGCTTCGACGAGTAGGCCAACAAGGTACGGATATTCCACTGATTTAATCGGGTCTGCAATATTTACAACCTGCCCACTGTCATCAATGGTTCGTTGCGTATGTACAACCTCTGGAACAACTGCTTCAACTTCCTGGGCGATTAAGCCCATCTGTACGTCCGAACCTTTTTTCGCGGTATCAACCCATGTGAAGTTCACACCCCGTAACGCCCTGACTTTAGTAAGAGCGTTAGATATAGTTGCTACATTTTCCTTGAGACGCGCATCTGAGGACACATGATAATTACCATGAGTTCCTGTGACATCCCCATCAGCATCAATACTCATTCTGATAGCAACGCCACCAGAACTAGGAGCCGTCAGAAAGTTTATCTCCCCACCAATAGCGTTTTCCGCTGGGCTAGAATCATCGACCTTAAAGTCCATCATTGCTATTAGCGTAGCTAAGTCAGTGCCATCATCAGCCATAGCCCTAACAGCACCTATCCGGTCATTATTATCAACAATGGTGAAAGAGCCAATGCTAGCGTTTCTGGACTTTGCAAAATAAATCTCAGCACCATCATCTTGTGCGCTAAACCTTGCTAAACCAAGCATTGTGTCGTCGTCGCCAGTACCCAGCACTTGAACTTCCGGCGTGTCGCCACGCATGGCTATCTGTGCTGTGTGTCCCACAACAAGGCCAGTGCCGTTAGCCACATGCACATCGCTCGTGGCAGTCAGGTTCAACTTAGCCCCTGACGCTATCGTGAAGTCAGTGCCATCACTCTCAATCTTCTGCCCGTCATCCGCAAAGGTGAGCCCGACGGCTGAAGGAACATTGATGTCATTAGTGGCCTCTAGCTCGATGTCTGCCGCTGAGTCCAGCGTGACAGTTGTACCTGCCAATTCAGCCGTACCATCTGCCGTGATCTGAATATTCGCAGCGGCTGCTGCATTGTCTACGGTGGTTATGTTAAGCACACCATTAGTTCCGGCAGCTATAGTCACCGTGTCGCTAGTGCTTGGGGTCATTACGATAGAGTCGTCAGTAATGACTGTGGAGCCAATCGTGAAATCGGTGGTGGCATCAATGGTCTCAGACGTAATTGCTGTTGCTCCGGTTAATACACCAGCGTCAATGCTGATAGTTCCATCGAGGAGAATCGCAGAACCGCTAGTAGGGTTCAGGTTGAGTGCCGCGCCAGACGTGATGGTCAGAGCACCTGAGCTTGTAGACCAAGTGGAAGCCGCCGCTGACGTGATGGTGATCGGGTTCCCTGCAAGCGTTGCTCCTGTTGTCCCATCGTGGGTGATGGTAAAGTCACTGCCTGCACCCATGTTGAACACGGAGCTGTCAGATAGCAGGAATACATCATCCCCGAACACTGCATCCTTGACTACGGATAGACCACCATCTGTCTGAAGGGATCCGTCAGTAGTAGATGTAGCCTCGGTTGTATCGTCTGTCTTAACGATACCGGTTGATGTGATTGCACCTGACCCTATCGTTCCTGCCGCTGTTAGGTTCGCGCCTGAGAAGGTGAGGGCTGTTGTGGTTCCTGATTTGAGGATGAGGTTGCCCCCGGTATTCGTAGCGGAACCAAAGGTCGTGCCTCCATCCTTGAAGAAGATATCCCCACCATCTGCATCAAGAGTAAGATCCCCCGACACATCTAGAGTCATCGTAGTCCCGGCAGATTCTGAAGAGTTGATGGTGAACACATCAGTGAGCGTTCCATCTACTAAGACGCTAAACCGTATCTGCCCGTCCTCCTCTGTGGTTGTCACATCAGTGGCATCTACTGTCATTCGGGCAAACTCATCAATGTTCCCGGCAGAATCAGCCAACTTGAAGGAGAGATATATCTCATCCCCATCTGCCCTGGTTGAATTAGCCCCACTGAATACAGCCACCTGATTGGAGGCGTTGTTTGTTAGATTTGTGAACGTGGCAGCAGGAGTGCCAGCAGCCGTGTTGTTGCGAACATCAATCTCTTGAAGAGATATCTCATCACTCCACTTGATGCGCCTGACCGAACTGCCTTTTGTAATCTCTACGTCATAACGGTCCTGATCGGCCTCACCAAAGTCCCATCGTCCATTGCTATCCGTGGTAACGGTAGAGCCTTCCTGCGTGGTTGTTCCTGTCTCAAGGAGCTTGACACTGGCTCCGCTTACCGCATTGCCTGCATCATCGTAGACATTTCCACCAAAGTTAATTGCCACTTACCCACCTCCTAGTCTGGAGTGATCCCGATAGTTAAGGGCCTCACGGCAATAGAACTGCGGATCCCGCATTAAGTCATCGTCGTCGATGAATATCAGCGTGATGTTCTGTCCTGCCATGCTTGCCCTTGCCAGAACGTCCCGTGCCTTCACCTCTACACCATCGGGATACTTCTGGTAGTGATAGTATATACCCTGCACATTCACTCCAAGATCAGGTGGGTTCGTGAACAGGAAGTCGATGACAAACCCTCCCTTGTCCAGTCTCCCCCCTAAAAGGGGGGACTGGTAGGTAAAGTCCTGACCCGGAGTCTTCCCGAGCTGTATAAACGTCTGGTACGCTATGTATTCAGGGCCAGAGCCTTCCCATCCTTGAGGAACCTGTATTTGTGACTGCGTTACCATGCTACCCTTCCAGAATCATACTCCAGGCAACCTTGTCATTGTTCGATGCGGTATCCACATAGAACACGTTGGCAGGGACACTGCCTCCGAACTCTCCGAAGTTCATGGTCTTCGTATTCCCTGCGGACAGCTCGAAGCCATTGCTTGCAGAGACATCTGACTCACCTACATAGGCCAGGCCAGAGTTCCCGGCCAGTGCCTTGAACTCCACATACTTAACCCTGTTCGTGACATTAGCAATCTGTACTGCCGTACCTGCCGTTCCGACATTCGTTATTCCTGAATCAACTCTCATTCCTGTTCTCCTGTTATGGTTCTACTACCTGTATTGTTGTTGATCCTCGTTCATCATGCCCTGTGAACTCCATTCCTTGAGCCCCTATCACATCGACATAATAGTTTCTCGTACCCCCGCTGTCATCCCGAAAGGTGAATTCTACCAGCGTCTTGCTCTCGATAGCCGAGATGAGGTTGGACCGTAAGTCCTTTGGCACATTGCCCTTGTACTCATTGGTCAGATCCACATCTACCGTGTGCCCCCACTTAGCCGTAATCTTCTTGCGGTACTCAAGGGTGAGGGATACCACATCTGGTGTATTAAACTTCTCTAGCCCCGTACTGTCAGCGTCGTCCCTCTCAAGAGTGAGCTTGAACTTGATAGCCCTGAATGCCGTGCCGACACCACTGGCAAACGTGTACGTGTATGTGCCTGAAGCACCGCCCATCGTGCTTGAGTTCAGTGTCGATACTGCCGTGGTGTAGCTCTCGGAATAGTCTGTAGCGTATTCTATCTTGACGATTTCTTTATCTGCTGCCGTCAGATCCTGTGCCTCAATGCGTAAGCTGAGTGCCAGCTTATCCACCTCCGACTGGCCCGCATTGAACCACGGTGTCTCGTGAATGCCTGACTTGGCATACGCAAACTCAGATACCTCTGAAGGGTTGATGATGTCCTTGGGAAGGTCCATGAAGTGGACTATATCGTTATGACCCCACCATACCCGGTACTTGGAGTAGGCATCAGACACATGGATTGAGTCGAACCCCTTACCTGACGTAGCAGACTGCCACTTCACTTCCCACCCCATGTCGTTGTAGCCAAGAATGGAGCTGTACCCCGTATCCGGTGGTATCACCGTTGACCCCTGGTGGCTTATCCACTGGTAGGGTATGGATGATGATGAAATCGTTGCCGGGGCTGCACTTGCGTCTATACCGATGAGCAGCTCGTTATGAGAACCTGCCATCTTCCGAATAGCCCCTCGCTTGTCTGAAGGTAACCCGTCATCCCTGTCCGGCCCCATGATGGTGATGACCGCCGCATTATTGCCGTTGATGTACTTGTATATGCCGTTACCGCTTGGGATATACACCGAGTCACGCCAAGTAATTGTCCCCTTCCCATTGTCCGGGTGGACAGGGAAGTCCATCTGGGTACTTTCCCACATGGCGTTGTCGGCGTTATGTGCGAATAATCCTCGTGTGGTCGCTGCGTAGATGATGGGGATACCTAGGGCATTACGAGCCACGAATAATGCTGTGACGGAGCCGTCAGGTAGCGGCAAGACGGCATCTAGTACTTCAGTACCTATAGCGGTGGCATACCATAGCTTTCCTGCATGAGATATGCCCCAGAGCCTCTCATCCCAAACGGTGAGGAACTTTGTTCCATAGGTTGTATCTGTTGTCCAGCTCGAACCATTAGAAGAATATGTATACCCGCCCGGACTTGCATTGGTATCGTAATGAGCAAAGACCAGGTAGGTTGTGCCTCCTGCGTCTGTGAACACCACGCTGTCTGTTACCCGGTCAGTAGCACTCTGCGTCAGTGCTGTCCCCCAAGTGTCGCTTGTGTTGTTGTACTTAAATAGCTTTGGGCTCTCAGATACTGACCCGTTCCAGAAGGCATAGACCTCATCAGACAGCGTGTTGACAGCCCCTATCGTTGCGTCTGTAAGGCTGTGGTCAGGGCTTGTTGACTCTGTAGCCAGCCCCGGAAGGACAAGGTGGTCCTTATAGCGGAGCTGGCAGGTACTGTACCATGCCCGGCTGACCTCTCCGGCACCCTCCATCCGGTTAACGCCGATACCACCACGCCAGTCAGACCACGCAATGATGCTGGACCGGAGCTGGGAGTCCTTGGTGGTATCCCCAATAACGACCTTGGCAGGGTAGATAGACGCAAGTGTTGAGCGTACCGGGCGGGTAGTCGGATAGTACACGCCGTTGAGAAAGACCTCATTTGCTTCAACAACGGAGTTCGCCATTAGTCTACCGACCTTACGCCAACCAGCATTGGGAATTTTCTCTTCGCCCGCCGTGCCTGGTCGGACCAGTACGCACTAAGCTGTCTCTTGGCATCAGGGTCTGTTGCTGGCCCTCCAGATGCAGAGAGAAGAGCAAATGTAATCGTCTGTGCGATAAGGTAATCTTCGTCAATCTCCATTGTGTCCGAGTCAAGTGTGGGTATCGCTGGCTTGTCTCCTCCAGTGATCTTGATAAGGGAATATCCAACCGCAGCCTGCCCGTCACGGACAAGGATCAGATCACGGGACTCCTTGTCTATCTTCCAGTTACGCCGGTCCAGTGTTGACCACTCAGCCGTGTCATTCGCTACGGCCACGATGTCATCTATCCACACGGTGCAGGCCCCAAGGTCCGAGTCATACTCAAGTCCCACGGATATGATTGCAGTATCTGTCTCCGGGTTTGCCAGAGACATCCGTACAAACGTCCAAGTATCAGCAGATAAAGCCGGAATGCTAAGTGTTTCCAGTGGGCTTGCACAGGAAGCAGTATCATCAAGTAGGAGCTTGAGGTTGCCTGAGCTTGTCGCCACAGTGCTTTTGACCCACATCTCTATGGTGTCATACCCGGAGATGTTCTTGCTCGTGATGCTGTCCGTTACAAAGTCCCCCGCAGAAGCACCAGCAGCTATCACCATCTTGAGAGATTGGGATCCCTGCTTCTTGTCCTTGGTATCAAGAGACTGTGTGAAGTCACCATCGGTTTTCTCGTCAAAGGTCGCACCACAGGCATGAATCCGTGTGCTGGTTACCTTGTGACGGTACTCTACCTTGGAGATCATGGAGATGTTCGACGGGATGTCGAACCGGGCCTGCTTGCCATCTCCATGCAGCTCTATGTTCTCTATAGGGTCATAGACCCACCCGGTCGCTTCAATCACGGATTGCTTGATGAAGTCGTCAATGTCGTCCGGGCTATATGCGCCTTCCCACAACTCGTAGGACTCTGATGCTGTAGAAGCCGTAGCTGCCGGCATGAATGTCAGCGTTGTGACATTGCTGGTTATTGAAGAATCGGTAACTCGCCGTGTGAGCGTGTCATTGCTACCGCTTGTGAACCGTACCCATTTGCCTATCTGGGTATCAGCCCCTCCAAGGACGATGCTATTGTCTACGAGAGTGGTTGTGCTACCACTTGCGGTAGCAGCGGAAACATATGCCGCACCCAGGGTACGGCCAATATGCTGCCTTAGTTGTTCACGGGTCCTCCCCTGTATCGCTGGCATAGCACTTCCTCGTTACCTTCGTGTGGAATTTCTCTGTTTCTTTGCACGTTGGAGTGGCTTCACGGCACGGAGAGCGATCACGAACTTCGGATCTTTCAGCCGCTCCTTCTGTTCAGGCGTTAGCCTTTTTGGGGCCTGTCGTGCCATACTAGTACCCGCTCTTTTTCTTCTTGTTCGCGGTCATCTTCTTGCCGGTCTTCGCTGCATGTCGCTTTGCGGCAGCACGACCAGCCGTCGTGTAAGGAAACTTTCGCCCACCTACTTTAGGCATGATTACTCCTTCTTTGGGCTCTTACCGTTCTTCGACTTCTCCATCTCTTCGACCAGCCGCTCGTTCTCAGACATTGCCCCGTCGAATGCAATGGTAGTCTCCTGTAGCTTCCGCCTCAGAGCCTGGTTCTCTACCTGCAAGGCCACCATTGGATTTGCCTGCATTACCGACTGGATATCCTCTTGCCGTATTTCAAGTTCCATTTCCACTTCCTAGTAATATATTTTTCCTGAAGTACTTTCCCTACGCTTCGTGCGGTACTTGAGGAAATCATTGAGAGCCTTTCCTATCTGCTTCCGCTCCTCACTCGTAGCGGGGCGTTTGTTGTACTTTTCCCGAACCTCTTTGACGAAGTTATCGGTAGCATGGCCCATCATGTCCTCAACTTCAGCCTGGGAGGTATCAGAATCAGCAAGCACACGGATGATCTGCTTGTGTACCTTGCCAAAACAATCCTTGGCTTCCACTCTTAGTTCGTGGGAAACTACCCCGTTTCCTATGTTGCTCCCAACGGGAGCTACCCCTTTATAGGTAGCCCCCGCCGGAGTCCATAAATCACTCATCTGTATCCTATTCCTAGTTGCGGATAGCCAACATCACGACCTGGTTGTCAGTATCCACGGATGGGATGGTCATTGCATGACCTATTGGTCGGGTATCCTCTTCTGAGGATACGTCCCACAAGTCGAATGCTCCTGACTCACCCGACGCTTGGCTCACACCAATAGCGTCGCCTACGACAGCAACCGCTGCTCCTGATAGTACCGAGGAAATACCTGATGTCTGTATCCAGCAGTAGTAGCTTGCCGTGACTGGGATCGTTGTGACACCTAACGGCCCTGTGGTCTGAGTTCCGTCACCGTCTACGATTTTGACATTGGTGTATGGGTTGTAAACCAAGCCAAATAGCGACGCTGTTGTCAGTGCTGTCCTTATGCCGTCTGGCTCATCAAGGGTGATGATGACGGTATTGTCAGCAGACGCATCGTGTTTCGGATGAGACTTAATTCGATACACCTCTCCCTGCCCAGGGCCATCGTTGCAAATCAGGTAACCGTCAGCATACTGATCCTTTGTCAGGTCAGTCGTGGGAACCTCAATGCTGATAGTCGTATCGCCGACCGACTGTGCCTCCGTTGCAGTAAGATCCATGTCGTGCGCGGCTACGGCTGCTACGCCGTCCACAATTTTCCCTGCCGGGGTAATTGCACTAGAGCTGTTCTTGGCATAGTAGTATACCCTGCCGTCAGGAAGCTCAGCCCTTGTGCCGAGCTTCTGCTTCTGCTCGGAAGACTCAACCTTCTCCATCCCGTAACTCAAATAAACCGTCGTTGGAAATGCCATAGCAATCCTCCTTAAACTTTACAGGCTCAAAGTCCTGCGAACACCGTTATTAAATTTCTCGCCAGGCACGGCATTCTTTACACCTGACTACCCTCTTAATAAGGGCCAACCTTCTTAAACCTATTTCCTTTGGCAGACTCTGACTTCTCAGCCCCCTTGCTACCCCCACACCATCTACAGGCGCATGAGTCACTTGGGGGCCACTGTAGAAGCCCTTGCCTTGCCTTCCTGCTCACATAGTCAGGATTCCCTGGCAGTCCAACAATCTTCGTGCCAGCTTCACTTACTACTATACCTTTGGGGTTTTTCAGATCCCTGTGCCGGTACAGTGTGACCTTTGGCTGCCACTCGTCGATATAGTTCCAGGAATATCCCTGGCTCACCAATTCCGCTCTTAGGTCAGTACGTTCCTTAGTAGTCATTGGCATACTGGTTCACTCCTTACGACGTTGCGGGAGTCCCGGCATCCAGCGTCAGGGCTACGCCCTTGCTGTCATCCAGCTCAAATACCCCGTAGTCGGCTGTGATTACAACCTCGGTTGCCCGGAGGGAAGCGTCCCTCTGACGCTCAGTTCTCGTGTCAACGCTCTTCAGGACTGCCAAAGCACTCTTGTCAGCACATACGCCGATAGCGTCATCGGCTGAGTCAATGGTGATGTTCCCGTCTTCAAAGATCGGAACCCCATTCATGGGGCGAAGACCGCTGAAGAAGTTGCCGAGCAGGTCAGCAGACCACCCAGCCGGAACCGGGTAGGTTGTCGATGCCGTCACCGCAGTGTTGGCGATGTCCCACACCGCAAACGGGTGCTGCACGATGTAGACCTGTGATCCGAACTTGTTGCCCTTGGCATACGCCACGGTTGCAGATACGTTTGCAAGGCTCATGGAGCGTCCT